CGCCCGCCCCCCCCCCCCCCCCCGAAGGCCAGGGCGGGACGTACCGGATCAGCCAGTCGGTGAGGGTTGACTTCGGGATGCTGCGGTTGTCGAACATGCGGCTTTTGGCCGTGCCGGTGGACCCGCTGAAGCCGTTCATCCCGGTATTTGTGGAGAGTCCTGGGCCGGCGAACCTCCTGGGGTTCGCGATGAATGATGTGGTGGTGCAGATGCAGGGGGTGAAGGGACCGGGGGTGGGGTATCAGTTGAGTGCGTGTCAGATCAATTCGGTGGATTTGTGGTCCATCGTTAATTGCGGGTTCCAGTGTGACGGGCCGTTGACGGATGGAGTCGCGGTGGCGCGGAAGGCGTCGATGGGGGTGATAGATCGGTGCGTGGTGAAGGGATCGAGCAAGGCGGCGTTCTATTTCGCCGAGGCGAGGGAATGCGTTCTCCGCCATTCCTGGGCAAGAGACACGAACGCGAAGGTGAACCAGTACGGGGCGGGGTTGGTGTTCGCGAACTCCCAGGACATCATCGTGGACGGGTTGTTCGTGAATGGGGTGCGGGGAGCGGCGGCGAAGAAGGGGAACGGGGTGATGTTCATTCAGGGGCAGTTGTCCACGGTGAGGAGCGTGCAGGTGAAGAATCTGCGGGTTCAGGGGGCGGACGAGTTCGGGGCGTGGGTAGCTGGGGGCGCCAGGGACGTGAAGATCACGGGGCAGGTGTCGGTGGGAGCGGGGGGGGCGTTGCATCCGAGCCAGGTGGACGCGGGGAGCGTGGCGGACGTTCTTGATCTCGTGGGGGTGTAACGATGGAAGAGTTCTGGTTCCGGGTGCGCTGGCGGATGTGGTGGCTTGTTACGGGAACGCTGGGTCTAGGGTTCTTGAGGAAGGACTATGCTACGGCCCATAGGACGTGGCTTTACTGCCACGGCAGATGCCGTTGCTCCTTGTGTGAAGATGCTCGCAGAGCCAAGATGGGGGTGTAACGATGCCAGCGTTTGAATATCAGTTGTGGGTATGCGACATGGAGGGAATCTGGCTGTGCCTGGGTTTCTACCCGGACATGGACAAGGCGCTGGTGGCCAAGGAGCAGTACCCGATCGAGACGCAGACTTACCGCATCGTGAAGGTGCAGTTGGCGAGTTGAGGGTTCACTGAGTCAGGTGACTCAGTGAAGAGGAAAAGGCTTGCAAACCAAGGAGAAATGCAAAATGGCAGTCCCGCAGAACATCCAGGACTTGTTGAACGCGGTGCAGACGGACAGTGACGACGTGGCGGGCAAGAAGTCGGCCAAGGCAAACACGGCGCAGGCCCTGCAAGACGCACAGACGGCGGACCAGGGAGCGGCGGGGGATTTGACGGCGGCCCAGGCGCACCTCGCGACGGACCTCCAGGCGTTGATCGCGGCCTTGCAAGCACAGTACGGTAGTTGATACATGGCTTGTCGCCATGTGACCGCCCCGGTGTCCGACCCGAGCAAGGAACGGCGCCGGGGTTTTACATTCCCGCCAGAAGCCGGATGGCGAAGATGACGACGAAGGCCACGACGATGATCCAGAAAACGCTCTGGACCCATTGGGGGATCGAGACGCCGAACTGCCTGAGGGCGACGTAGACGAGGGCGACGATGGCGGCGATGAGGACAATGGCGATGGCAAGGTCCGCGATGGACCAGGACACGGGGAAGAGTACGGCAAGCATGGGTGGTTCTCCTCGGGGCGACACCTTCATGCTACAATCACCGGCATGAACGCGAACCTCAAAGCCAGGATTGAAAAGGCCCGCGCCAATCGCAAGGCGGCCCAGGTCGCGGCGATGGAGGATGCCACGAGCACGAAGCCCGTGGGCTCGGGCAAGCTGACGTGCCCGGTCTGCCGCACGGGGAAGCTGACCTACCGCGTTGTGGGTCAGAGGGTGCTGGTGGCCTGCACAACGGGAAGGTGCTTTCCGCCGTGAAGTGGGCACACCTCGTCCCGGACGATCCCGAGAAGAACGTGCGGATGCGCATTGAACTCCTTGAGGAGTGCCGCACGAACAAGACCCTCCGCGCCGGCATCCGGCGTATGTGCCAGGAAGATATCTTCTTCTTCTGCAAGCTGTTCGTGTGGCAGCACAACCCCAAGCACCGGGGCGACGAGGTAGGCCCGTTCATCCCCTGGAAGGTCCAGATCGACTGGATGACCCAGACGCGGGCCAAGTGGCAGGGCGAGGGCGAGGATGCCCTGTGGATGAAGTCTCGAGAAGTGGGGGCAACCTGGATGGCCCTCATCATGGTCCTCCACGACTGCATGTTCTTCAACTGGAAGAACTACCTCTTCCTCAGCCATTCCGAGGAAGCCGTGGAGAAAAGCGGCAAGAAGAATACGCTGTTCTTCAAGCTGAAGTTCATGCTCGACCGCATCCCCAACTGGCTCAAGCGGGGGGTGGAGAAGCGGAAGCTGGCCTTCAACTTCACGCACACCCAAAGTTCGATCGAGGGAGCGGCGACGACGGAGCGCTCCGGTGTGGGCGGCCGTAACACGGGCATCGTGTGCGATGAGTTCTCACTTCATCCCAAGGACTTCGAGATATTCGCCCAGACGAGGGACACCGGCCCGCGGCTGTTCATCGCGACGCACTACGGGATTGCCAGGAAGTTCAACGAGTTGTGCCGCGACAAGGACATCTTCAAATTGACGATGCACTGGCTGCACCATCCCGAGAAGTACCCCGGCGCCTACGTCTACCTCCCCTCAAAGAACAAGGTGGAAATACTCGACAAGGACTATGAGTTCCCGGAGAACTACCAGTTCGTGACGACGGGCTTTCCGCGAGGGGGACCGTACCCCTGTCACCGGAGCGTGTGGTATGACCGCGAGTGCAAAGCACGCAAGACCGTCCGCGATATTGCGATGCACCTGGACATCGACGACAAGGGATCAGTCGAGCAGTTCTTTGACCCATTGCGTATCCGGGAATGGCAGGCTACGGTGTGCCGCGAACCTTACTGGAGGGGGCACGTCCTGGCGGACGAGGAGGGGAAGCTGACCGAGTTGAAGGCTGGGTTTGACGGGCCGTTCCTGTGCTGGTTCGATTTCACGCCGGAGGGCAAGCCACCGAAGGGGACGTACAAGATCGGCTGCGATCTCTCGATGGGAGTAGGCTCTACCAATTCCTCCCTGTCGGTCTTGAACGCACGGCTGGGGGAAAAGGTGGCGGAGTGGTCCGGTCCTTTCATGCCGCCGAAGCAACTGGCCCACATCGCGGTAGCCTTGTGCCGCTTCTTCCTGGACTTCGATGGGAACGGGGCGGAGATCGTGTGGGAGAAGCAAGGACCGGGGGAGACGTTCGGCAACGAGATCATCCGGCTCGGCTATGGCCGCTGCTGGAACCCGCGCGGGGGACGGGACGCACTGACGGCCGAGGGACCGCCTTCGGACAAGCCGGGCTGGACGAACACGAGCGCCCGGTTGGGACACCTTCTCTGGCACTACTACGACTCCTTGAAGGACGGCAGCTTCGTCAATTACTCGAAGATCGCCCTGGAGGAGTGCTTGAACTTCCGGGTCATGCCGGACGGGGAAATCCAGCACGGGCAGTACGTGTCGATCAACGATCCCACGGGCGCCCGCGTCAACCACGCCGACCGGGTCGTAGCGGACGCCTTGGCCTGCCTCATTGCACGGGGCCTGCAATACCGGGAGGCTCCCAAGGAGCAGCAGGAAGTTCCATACGGGAGCCTGGCGTGGAAGCGGCAGCAGGCGCGGCAAAAGGCGGATCGAGGGTGGCTGACCAGGGCCAGGTAAGGTAGAATGCGGTGGTACGGCCAGTCTCCTGTTTGCGCGACCCCAGGTGGGGAACCTTCCCCATCTGGGGTTTTTGCTGCGCCCGGCTGTATAATCTCGGCAGTGATGGGACGGGAGCCCCCTTGAAACCGGAAGTAGACATTTCCAATCTTTGCCAGGCGATCTATCGTTCCTGCCTGAGCCTGGCCCGCCCGCGTGAAAACGTGAACTTCATGGTGCGGCAGTACGTCGGCGACAACTACGCCGAGGAAGGCGCCGAGCTGCGCGTGCCGCTGAACTTCATGTCCCTCTACCACCGGGTAGTCCTGCCCAAGCTGGTTGCCAACAACCCGCAGTTCTCGCTCACGACCTGGAACATGGAAGCCAGGCCCACGGTCAAGACGATGGAGGACGTGGGCAACGAGGTCATTGGCCGGATGCACCTGGGCAAGACGCTGGAGCGGGTGGCATCGTCGGCCTTGTTTTCCGCGGGGTGGCTCAAGGTGGGGATCGCCAAGAGTTCGGACGTGACGAGGTTCAGTTATGGGCTCAAGGAGGGCAGGGTCTATGCGCATCCCATTTCGCAGGATGACATCGCGTTCGACACGCACGCGAGGACATGGGAGGAACTGGGGTGGATCGGACACCGTTACCGCATTCCGGTGTGGAAGGCACGCGAGCGGTGGCACAAGGATATTCAGCCGACAGAGGACAAGATTTATACGGAAATGGGCATCGAGAAAACCGCCATGATCTCGCGGGGCTACTATGGCCAGCACTACGAGCTCGAGGACATGGTAGACCTGTGGGAAGTCTACGTCCCCTCCCATAACCTCATTATCACCCTGGACGCGGAGGACATCTTCGGCGGCTCGCCCCCCGATCAGCCCCTTGGCGAAGAGGAATGGATCGGGCCCAAGGGCTCGATGCCAATTCACATGCTTGGTTTCGGGACAGTCCCCGACAACCTGATGCCCAAGGCCCCGCTTGCCGATCTCATCACGCTCCATGAGGACGTGAATAACCTCCTGCGCAAACAGATCATGCAGGCCAAGGACCAGAAGAAGGTGCTCCCTCTCCGGCCCGGCTCCGAGGCGGACGGCAAGAGGTTACAGGACACGAGCAATGGCGAGGTGTTCGAGTGCTCGACCCCGGAAAACTTGAGGGAACTGAACTTCGGAGGACCGGACCCGCAGAACTTCGAACTAATGATGACTCTCAAGGAACTGATGGACTGGATGGCCGGGAACATCTCGGCGATCGGCGGGCTCGCACCCCAAGCAAAGACGCTGGGGCAAGAGAAGCTGGTCACGGACTCCAGCAATGCCACGGTCGCGGAGATGCAAAGGCGCATGGTGGACTTCGCCCGCGATGTGGGGCACGACATCCTGTGGTATCTGTGGAACGACCCGAACACGGTCCATGACCAGCCATTCGTGCTCCAGGGCCTCGACATCGCCATTCCCCGGCAGGTGACACCCAAGGAAAGGCGGCGCGTGGACTTCGACCAGCTCAAGCTCGAAATCGAGCCGTTCAGTTTGCAGAGCCAGACGCCTATCGAGGTAGACGCCCAGCTTACCCAACTCGTGACGCAACTTATCACGCCGATGCTGCCGATCCTGCAACAGCAAGGGGTCACGTTCAACGCGACGGAGTTCATGCAGATCAAGGCCAAGCTGATTCGCCGGCCGGAACTGCTGCGCATCCTCTCGATCCAGGAACCCCCGGAGAATCAGCCGGCGAGCAGCGGGGCGGACGTGCCAAGTATGCCGGCGAACACCCAGCGGTCCTACGAGCGGATAAGTAGGAGTGAAAGGACACCGCAGGGTGCGCATAATGAGAGGGTAACGCGCATGCACGGGGCGGCCGCAGCGGCGCCCGGTAACAACGGAGATGGGACATGAAGATCAAGAACGCCTCTGAGAAAGCACGCAAGCTGAATCCGCCAAAGCTAACGAAAGGCTATGCTTTTGGGTGCAGGTGGCACAACTATCTCACCGAGCAGACATGGGAGTTGCAGAACGGCAAGTGGGTTCTCATCAAGGAAACCAAGACATGAACCGCAGGAACTTCTTCTCTCGGATGATCGGCGCCGTACTGGCGATGGTCGGGATCAAGGCCGTGAAACGAAAGCCCACGCAGGCTGAAATGGAGACGCTGGACGTTGTGTTCCGGCGAGCCCCGGTGGTCTGGGTCAAGAAGCTGGACCAGGAAACCACTAACCCGATCTATAGTCTGCGTTGGGGTCCAACGGTAGTCATCGACAAATCCGGGAGGATCGCATGAAAGGCCGGATCGTTCTCAAGTACCGCGGGGAAGTGGTGGACGGGAAGATCGAGCGCGTGCCGGCCTACGAGTTCTTCATCGACGGCGAGCCCGTCACGGAAGCCGCGTACAAGGCCCTCTTCCCGGATCAAGCGGGCCTGCCCATGATGGCGGGTATCTCGCACGCCCACTGGCCGCAGCGTTCCAAGGCATTCGCCGTGCATCGCAAGCAGGTCAAGGTGGCCAACGCCCGCAACGAACGCCTCGGACTCTCGACCCGCTACGATGACTCCGGGGTTGCTATCATCCCGGATCGGGCTGAGCGGACCCGCCTTAGCAAGGCGGAGGGATTCTTCGACAACGACGCGGGCTATGGGGACTTCGCGGGCAACGGACCCAAGGCGTACAACTCCTCCGTGAATGACGAGCCCGACCTGGAGCAGATGATCCACGTTGCCTCCGAAGAGGACACGCGAAAAGCCCTGGCAACGGGCAAATTGAAGGCTTGAGGCGTTCACTGCGCCCCCCCCCGCAGTGACAGCATCGGAGGGATACACTTGAGCGTTTTCAACGACATCCTTGCATCGGCGAGCCTGCAATTCACCACGCAAACCGGCATCACCGACTTCATCCAGGTAGCAGACCTCGTAGCGTCGGTGGCAACCGAGCAGTTCTATCGTGGGCTCCAGTCGATCCCCACGAGCGACACGGCGATCAACCTCGGAAGCCTCGGAGCCATCAACTTCTTCATGGCCGTGAATCGCGACCCGACGAACTACCTGGACATCAAGACGGCGGTAGCAGGTAAGATCGTGGCGCACCTACTTCCCGGCTACTTCTGCGTGATCCCGCTGGGCTCGGACATGCAGGCTCCATCGGCGATCGCACACACAGGGGCGTGCGTCCTGGATTACCTGGTCGGCGCCCTGTAGCTTGACTCTGTTGCCCGCTCCCTCTACCATCAACCACCAGTGATGAGAGGAAGCGACAAGACGCCGTGCCTCTTGATGAGTTCGACCAAGAAGAAACAACGACGACCCCGGAGCCTGTGGAAGTGCAGGAACCGGAGGCTCGACGCCACACGACCCGCCTCCTGAACCTGGCGGCCGGGGTCGGCATCGGCGAGGACGAAGCCTCCCAATACACCCCGCACGAACTTCTCCAGATCATCCAGGCCGAGACTGCCAACCGCAAGCCCGCAGCGGCCGCGCCTCCCCCTCCAGTCGAGAAAGACCCCGAGGTTGATTGGGGCACGGACGAAGAGGGCAACCCGGTCAAACCGGAGCAGCTTCATCCCGTACTCCGCAAGGCCAAGCTCGAACTGCACGAGATGAAGCTGGCCTACGGGAAGCAGTCGCGCGAGTTCAAGGAAGCACTGGCCAAGTTCGAGGAGCGCGAGAAGGCGCAGGCCGCGCGGGAGGAAGCCCGCCAGCAGCAAGCCCTCTTCGATCGCATGGACCGTCTCTTCACGAGCCAGCCCGACATCTTCGGGACGATGGCCCGCGACGACCTCAAGGTAGGCAGCGCGTTCGCCAAGCGGCGCGAGCGGATTGCCAAGCTGATGCCCACGTTCCAGGGTTCGCTCAAGCAGCAATTCGAAGAGGCGTGCGAACTGGTGTTCGGCGATCTCGAAGAGGACACCCCGGAACCACGCAAGCCCGCACGCCGGCAAGCCGTGGAACCCGCGGAGACGGCGGGAATCCCGGTACATGAGGATGTGGCCCTGGAGCGGGACCGGAAGCGCTGGGCCAAGTCCAACGGGACGGCCGTGCCTTCCGCACGCACCGGGCCGGTCAAGGAAGAGACTCGCGAGCAGAAGGCCCTGAACGGCATTCGCAAGCTCAAGCGTGAGCGGGGCCTGGCGGTCCAAAGCGGTTACGACGAAGAAGAGTTGCTTCCCGATTAGTGATGAGAGAAAGGCCCCTCGATGGCCGGCATTCAAGCCGCAGACATTGCCGATATTGCGGTATCGACGCTGCGCAACCTGGGACGGCATCGCGTTACGGACGTACAGAGCACGTACCAGAACACCACGATCTTCAAGCGCCTGTGGAAGAAGAACAAGCTGACCTTCTCCGGGGATCAGGCGCAATTCAATCTCATCACGGACGAGAGCCACACGGCGCGGTCGGTGGGCCTGTACTACACGGCCAACGTCGCGCCAACGAACGTCCTGACCACGGGCGTCATGCCCTGGCGCCACGTCCATTGGGACTACGGCATCGACCGCCGCGAAATCGCGATGAACATGGGCAACGAGAACCGCATCCTTGACATCTTCAAGGTCCAGCGCTGGGCGGCGTTGGCCTCGGGCATCCTGTTCATGGAGCGGAAGGGGTGGCAGGTAGCCCCTTCGACCTCCGATGACTTCATGGGCATTCCCGGCTGGATCGTGAAGTCCAACACGGCCGTCACGACCAACGACGGCTTCAACGGCTCCCTGCCCTCGGGCTACACCACGGTCGCGGGCATTGATCCGACCTCGGTGAAGATCGCCCCGAAGTGGAACAACTACGGCACGCAGTACACGAACGTCAGCAAGGACGACGCCGTTATCAAGCTCGAACGGCTCCTTGACTACACCGACTTCATGCCGCTGGTCGATGAACTGCCGACCTACAACGAGGGCGACGACTACGGCCTGTACACGACGTACACGGTCAAGCAGCAGTTCAAGCAACTCCTGGAAGCCCAGAACGATGACCTCGGCTTCGACCTGGACCCGACGAACGGGCACATGATGTTCCGCCGTGGTCCGGTAACGTGGGTCAAGCAGCTTGAGAACGACACGACAAATCCGATCTACGCGATCAACTGGGGCGAGTTCCACTTCATCGTTCTCCGCGGCGAGATGATGAAGGAAGTCGTTTTCCCGCAACTTCCCAACCAGCCGACCACGATGGCCGTACACGTGGACAGTTCTTTGAACACGTACTGCACAAACAGAAGAAGGCAAGGTATCCTAAGTACGGATACGACGATGCCCGCAAACATGTGATTCTGTAAGGAGTTACGGCGAGTCACGCTTTACTGTGTGACCTCAAGTACCTGGCAGCAGCTTCGAGAAGTTCAGGGTCGTCATGAAAGAAACCGATCGCACGATTGCACAGGTTGCACAGAAGGCCGCGTACCTTCTGGCTCTCGTCGTGCGCGTGGTCTACGGACATGTCCTTCGGTGTGCCGTATCGCCGATCCAGGGACTTCTCGGGTCGTCCACAGATCGCGCACAACCCGCCCTGAGCTTCGAGCATCGCGAAGTACCGCTCGACGGTGAGGCCGTACTTCTTCAGCTTCCGTGCCATCGGCCATCCCTTTTCCTTGGCCTTGAGCCAGTTGTCACGAAAGCGAAGTTTGCTGCAGTCCTTGCACTCGGCAATCGGATATCGTCGTGGGGTCTTGTACCCCTTGATGTACATGTTGCTCTCGTAGAACTCGCTCAGCGGCTTTTTCAGCTTGCACCGGGTGCAGGCTTTCAGTCTAACGATCGGCTCGTCAAAGAGAGTCGGCTGGATAGGATCATCTTGCACGGCAACCTCCTTCGTTGTTGTGCCGGGGCACGAGCGCTGTAACGCTGCGTGCCCAATTTCGTTGAGTCATTCTAGGAAAGTAGGGCCTTGCTATGGGCATGAACACAATCGCCAACACGCTGGGAACGGTCCAAGCCGGGCGCAAGGAGTCGCCGGCAATCTGGGGTGATTGCCCGGTGGAGGATTTGCTGGACCCGCGTAGCCGTATTCGGGGCCTGGTGAAGTTCGACGACTTCAATCGCTTCCCCTTGGGCGGCACGCAAACCACGCAGATCGGCTTTGCGGACGGCTACAAGGTGTTCGCTACCTCGGCGGGAAGCCTAGCCGGAGTCGTCGCGGTCAACAGCGTGCAGGCGCAGGGCGGCATCCTGGCCATGCTGACGGATTCCAGCGCCGACAATGAATCAGTGTCGCTCGCAGAAGCCTACCCGTCGTTCTCGATGACGGGGGACACGACCAAGGACGGCAAGCTGTGGTTCGAGACGTGCATCGCCGTGTCCTCGATCGTCGCAGCGCACATCTCATTCATGGTCGGCCTGGCCGAGACGAACCTGTGGACCCTGGCAACGGGCGTGCCCTACTCGGACGACACGGGCGCCGCGATCACGAATAGCGCTTCCTTCGTGGGTTTCAAGCGGATTGCCACGGCAACCACGACGGTTGACACGGCGTATTCCGATCGCGCCACGGGGTTCACGGCGATCGGGACGGGGGATGTGACGGGCATTGCGGCCTACACCTTCTTCAAGCTGGGCATGAAGTACGACCCCGGCGAATCGGCCGGGAACGTCCTCAAGTTCTTCCTGAACAACATCCAGCTTACCAACGTCATGACCGCGACCGTGTTGGCGGCGACGACGAACCTCAAGGCGCACAATTTGGGGTTGATCGCAGCAGCCATCGGCGGATCGGCGCCGGCCAACGTGGACGGCATCTTCCTCGACTGGTGGCGGTGTGCCCAAATCTTCCCGAACGGGTAAGCCATGCCCGCCAAGAGCCAAAAGCAGCGGGCGTTGCTCAACTGGAAGTTCGGGCAAGAGGAGTAAGCAAGATGGGACGCAGAGGGTGGCATCACACGGAAGCCTATAAGCGGCGGATGTCTGAATCCAGGATGGGTGCTAAGAACCCAGGGTGGAAGGGTGGCCAGACGAAGGAACAGAAAGCGGAGTACTTGCGTGAGTGGAGAAGGAAAAACGAGGCGTATGTCCGGGATCGTGAGTACAAGAAGCGCTTTGGCATCACGATTGAGGAGTACGAAGCACTCCTGGAAAGACAGGATGGTCGCTGTGCTATTTGCCGACAACCCTGCCGAAGAGGACGCCTTGCTGTCGATCATTGCCATGCGACGGGAAGAGTCCGAGGGTTGCTTTGCCGGTCCTGCAACATCATCCTCGGGCTAGCAGATGATAGTCCTGCGTGGATGGAGCGGGCGATGAAGTATCTCGCCGCTCAGGATGAGGGAAAGGAGGTGTCACATGCCAGCGCGTAGCCAGAAACAACGGGCTCTCCTGAATTGGAAGTTCGGGCACGCCTGGGTCTGACAAAAAGCACCACTTCGACAATCGCGGCAAGCTGCCCATGCGGGTCAAGCCGAAGAAAGGCCGGAAGCGATGAGAAAGGCACAGATCAGCGAAGAGGCGACGCACGAAAGCACGTCGCGTCAGAACAAGTTCGGCAAGGCCGCTTGCGAGCCGGGCATGGCGGAGCAAGGGGAGATCGCCCAGGAATCGCACGAGCATCATGCGAAGCTGGCCGATCACCACATGACCAAGGCCATGCACCATCTCTCCCAGGCGTCGCTCCACCAGCACCACGCAGCCAAGGCCCACCGCTCAAGGAAGGGCAAGCACCACACGGCCCACCACGCCGGCCGGGGCCACAAGAAGGCCAGGGGCCATGAGAAGGCAAGGGGGCCGGGAGCCTACTGAGCCCGGCGGTCTGAGGCGGGAATTGGAGAGTTTCTACCACACAGGGCGCCGGGTTCGGTTTCATGGAAAGCACCCTCACACTCCAGAAGAAAGACGTGGACGCCAAGATCGGGACGTTCTTGGGCTACGGGCGAGGTGCGAACTTCTCCGAGACGGCCTGGACCACAAAGCAGCAGAACGACATTGACGAGCAACGCGACACAGGGATGCGTCGCTTTTACTACCCGAAGCTGTCCGGGGGCCAATCCTACTCCTGGTCCTTCCTTCGCCCCGTCCGCTCGATCGTCCTCAACAGCGGGACTCAGACCGTTCTGCTGTGGGACGACTTCGGGGGGTTGGATGAGGAGAAGATCACGGTAGCCGTGGTGGGGTCGCAGTCGATCTACCGCGTTCTGTTGCCCACGAACGCCGAACGGCTGCGGATCATGTACAGCGCCTCATCGCAGGTCAGCGGTCAGCCGCAGATGGCGGCCATTCGCGATCTGGAGGACAAGCGGCTCGGGGGATCGCCGCGCAAGACGCTGGACATCTACCCCATCGCGGACGCCGATTACACGCTGACGATGGCGGTCTACATCCGGCCCGACGCCCTTTCGAGCGATTACCCCTTCGCCTATGCCGGGCCCGAGCACTCCGAAACCATCGTGGCCTCATGCCTGGCGGCGGCTGAGATATTCAGGGACGACATGAAGGGGATTATGAACGCGGAGTACGAGGAATTGCTGGCCGCGTCGATCTCGGCAGATCGCCGGATGCGTCCCCAGAACTACGGCCGCAACACGGATCGTTCGGATTACCGCCACTCGTCCAGGCGCTTCGGATGCCGGGATTGGGAGCGTGTGTTACAGGCCGAGGGGTACGTTGACCCGTCGGCGCTTCTCAACTGAGGTTTGCGATGAAGTTCCGCGTTGTGCGAGAGATCAGAGGCGGCCGGCTTTTCCCGAACGGGGAGTTCAACTTCTACGGGGATGCCGTGAAGCAGCGGGACCATGTCAGGGCCTGGCATCGGGCCAACCGCACGTCCGCCGTGGTCCACATCTTCGACGAGCAAGGGAAGCTGCTGGGGGACGACTATGTGCCTCCCAACGAGGAGGACGTGGACGACACGGCGCCGCAGATCGAAGAGGACACCGAACTGCGGATCATGCAGTTGGAAGAGGAAAACCAGAAGCTGCGGCAGAAGCTGCTCAAGCACGAGAAGCCCGTCGCGGTGGTGCAGGACGGCGAAGAGGAAGCCTAGGAGAATCGCATGAGTGCCCGCCACAACAGACAAGATGCAACCGGAGTGCTATCCCGCGACCCCACCTTGGGAGTCCTCGCGGTGGCGCTGCCGCGCGTGCCGTCCAATGCCACGGACACGGGGCAGTACGCCCCCGGCTGTACCTGGCAGAACACGGGCGCCACGGTGCTCGGGACGTTCTTCTACGTGAATACCGGGACCAAGGCGTCGGCCGTCTGGACGAACATCGCGTAAAGGAGCATCCCATGCGCAGGAAACAATGGCGGCATCTGATCGGTGGCCCCTACTTCGTGACGACGCCTACCAGCATGGTCAAGCGCCTGACCGGGCAAGAGGCCTTCACGGACGCTCTGAGCCTGCCGGCCGGGACGACGATCGGCGGCAAGACCGTGGATACGGCGAACAAGCTGG